TAATGCAAAAGCATCTGTGGTTTTCAAAATGGAATCATAATATGACTGACAAGAAAGAAGTGTTTCGTTTTAGCTTGTTTGAAATTGTCAATGTGCCTTTTCAGTGGGAGGGTCAGACATATGTTTTTGATCGGTTTGATGTAGTTGTTGATGAAAAAGGCAATCGAGAGTTTCATTGGCACAGTGATCAGGAAATTCCGTCTGTTATTATTTCTAAGTTGTATCAATTGATTGAGGCGATGTATGCACTTCCTAAGGCAGTGATGATCAAGTATGCTTATTTGATCGCAATTAATGAATTAACACTGGATCAGATGTTCCACCATACATTCATCTACATCAATGATAGGAGCTCACTGACGATTGATACCTTGACGTACGTTGCACAGTTGATGAATCAGTTTATTGAAACCAATGTTCGAACTGAAGAGCTGACAGGATTTCTGTCTGTGTTTAGTCCAGGATTGATGGATCTTTGTTGTGAGTATGGTGCGTATAAACGAGCTTTGAAGCGTCAGCAGGAGGAAGCGTTAGCAACTGCACAACATCATCACGATCCCGTTGAAAACATCTTTACAAGGGTGTACAATTACTTTAAGCGATATTTTGGAGGATGATGTATGAGTAAAGAACGATATCAGTTTCCATTGTTTGATATTGTTAATGTTCCTTTTGAGGTAGAAGGAAAAATATATTGTTACTCGAAGTTTGATATCATTTTTATTGATGGTTGCCCTCGAACGCTTGATCGAGAGATGATTGGCGATATTCCTGATAATATTAACAAGATCGTACTCGAATACGTCAGCGCTTTCTATGGTTTACCTAAAGAGCTACGTTTGGCAATTGTTTCAGAAGCGCGTGAAAATCATCACATTTGGGAAAAGATGTGGGCGCCTGCTAGTGTATTTGTTGGTGAGCAATATCGTTATCAAATCCAATTGATGACATTGATGTACAATCAGATGTGTTTGCTTTGTAAGGGAGTATCGATTGATCGTTTGCCTGAACTTCGGTTCTGGATTGAGAAGAAAGCTGGTAAAGAGGGGGAGCAAATAATTTCACAGATTCGTCAGAAACAACGACCCACACGATCTCATGTACGATATTGTCGAGAAGAAAAAGATTGGTGGGATCGCGCTTGTGAAACGTTTTTTGGTTTTTAATGAAGAAAATATCGTTATCAATTATTCCAACATACTGGTGTAAAACCAATTGCAAGTATTGCTATTTGGGTGATCTAAGGAAAGATCAAACAACACTTGATCTTCAATGCTTGGATAACAAGTTGCATCAGTTAGTTGAAAATGATTACGTGATTGATAGTATCTCCGTGTATGGCGGTGAGATCAGTTTGTTAGATGAGCAATATCTCATCCAAATCGTCAAAATTATTCGAAGTCACGTTTCAAATCAAGTTACAATTGGGTTTTGCACTAGTGGTTATAATCGTTCAATTTTCGAGCTCGCTGAGTATCTAAAAGTTAGAGTAACGATTCCATTAAACCAGGAACGACCGGACTACAAAAAGAATCTACAACTTATAAAACAACACAATTGCTCGTTGGGCGTTGTCGTTCTTCCTTCGATTATCAATACTCCAGTTGATCAGTTGGTTGAGTTTTATGATTCATTAGGTCGAGATGTTTTCTTCTATCAGTTTTATCCATCATCAATAAACAGGTCTCCATATTCATTTGATATCAAACAATATACAGATTTTGTCATCAGTTTTATCAATGAATATAAAAAGAAACCTCGTTCGTTTGGGTTGATCAATTTGTCGGAATGGATGGACAAATGTTACAATCCAGAGGCAAGTGGGTTCATCTACATTAGCCCAAATGGAAAGTGGATGACGACTGGCTATAGTGATTGTTTAGAATCGTTTGTTGAGTTTGACACGTTAGATCAATGGAAGCAATATTGCAAGAAAGAGCGTCTTCAACGTCTTATCAAATGTAATGCGTGCCCCTATTATGATAAGTGTAAGGCTGAGCACTTGGTTGTAATGGGTGAAGAATATTGCTCTGGGATGAGGAAGCTGATCACCAGTGGCTGTCTGGGGTAGATATTATGGGGTTGCACATTAAATGTGTAGCCCTTTTCCTGTATCTGTAGTATAATGATATCGTCATTGTGTTTTAAAATTTGTAGGTGTTATGAAGATAGTGATTTTAGGTGATCTTCACTTTGGTGTGAAAAATGCTAGTGAAGTGATGATGCGACACCAAAAGAAGTTTTTCGATCAACTGTTCCATTACATGGAGCAGCATGAAATCAAAACAATTTTTCAGTTGGGCGATCAGTTAGATAATCGTCGTAATTGTAATCTTAAAACGATTGATTTTGCATACAATAGTTTTTTCGACATCATTGATGAACAATCGATTGAATACCATACATTGATTGGCAATCATGATGTGTTTTATAAAGAAACGTTGGACATTACTAGTAGCGATCTTCTGTTTCGAAATTATAAGAATGTACATGTTCACACCGAACCAATAACATTAACGTTTGACAAAATCACGTTTGATTTTATTCCGTGGATCTGTGAACAAAACGCTGAACGATGTTATAAAATGATCAACGAAAGTAATAGTGACTACTGCTTGGGTCATTTTGCAATCAATGAATTTCCAGTAGTGGGGACAACGTTATTTGAAGGTGGGATCGATCGTCACATGTTTGATCATTACAAGCAGGTGTTTAGTGGTCATTTCCACAGTCGCAGTCATAAAGATAATATCAGTTATATTGGCACCCCCTATCAGCTAACGTGGAGTGATGCATTTGGTGAGAATGGATTTGTTGTTTTTGATACCAAGACATTAACGTGGGAGTATATTGCTAATAATGATCGTTATTATTCGTGGCTCGTGTATGATGATAGTGCCCCAGGTCAAACAACAACGTTTAAAGAAAATGATATCGAGGATGCTTTTGTTAAGGTTGTAGTCAAATGCAAAAACAAACCGTTTTTATACAATAATTACCTTAATAAGGTGTTTGCTAGCAAACCGGCAGACGTGAAGATTGTAGATCAGATTCTACTTGATCTGCAAAATGGTGATATTGACCAATCAATTTCAGTGAAAAATACAGTCGAGCTTATTAACGATTATATCAGTGGTCTCGATGTAACCAATAAAGATGATTTAATCAGGTACATGACATCACTGTATAACGAGGCTGTGCAGCTACAGGAAGAATTCAATGCTGACAATTAAAAATATTCGTTTTAAAAACTTCATGAGTTATGGAGCTGCATGGACAGAAGTTGACCTGGTCAAAAATCAGCTTTCGGTAATCTCTGCAAAGAATGGGGGAGGTAAGACTTCTATAATTTGTGCCCTTTCATTTGCTCTGTATAACAAGGCTTTTAACGGCGCTTCAAAAAACAAACTCGTCAATTCGATCAATGGTAAGCAGATGGTTGTTGAGGTTGAGTTTGATAGTAATGGTGTTGATTACAAAGTTATTCGAGGGATCAAGCCGTCAGTTTTTCAAATCTATAAAGATGATAAACTGATCAATGAAGACAGCAATAGTCGTGATTATCAGAGTGTTTTGGAAGATCAAATCCTACGAATGAATTACAAAACGTTTGTCCAGACTGTGATCGTTGGTACCGCTAGCTATACACCGTTTATGGAGCTGAATAGCGCTGAGCGTAGGATCGTTGTTGAGGATCTTTTGGGGGTGGGGATCTTGACGACGATGGGTTTGGTGCTAAAGCAAAAATCTCAAACCAACACAAATTCAATCAATGATAATGCTTATACACTAAAGACGATTAAGATCCAACTAGAGAGTGACAAGGCTGTAATTGATACATTGAAACAGGCTCGTCAAAACAATATTGACAATTTGCAGAAGCAAAAACAAACGCTGTATAAGCAAATCGATGAGCACAACAAAAAGATTGACAAATTTAATAAAGCAATTGAAAAGTTGGTACCTGCGATCGAAAAGTATGATCAATTCAAACAAGCATTAGCGCAGCTACAGCAACAACATAATGAAGTTGTTACACTGATCAATGGAGTGTTGAGCCAACAGAAGTTTGTCAATAATAATGATGAATGCCCAACGTGTCATCAAAAGATCGAACAAAAGTATCGCGACGCGATCATTGAACGAACAGAGAAGCAGCGCTCTCAACATCAAGAAAAACTTGATAAGATTCAAGCTAAACTAGATTCGTTGTACCAAAAACAACAGAAGTTCATTGATCTTATCAATAAGTCCAATCAACTTAATAATGATGTAAGGGTTCAGAATAATTCAATTAGCCTAATCAATAGGCAAATCGCTGATATTGATCGACAGATTGAACAGCCAGATAATAGTGACCAAATTGAAGAGAAACGAGCAGAAATCGAAGGCAAAGTTCTTCAAGCGAAGGATCTAATTGAACAAAAGATTAAGTTGATTAATGAAAAGAATATTATTGATCAATGTGGGAACCTTTTGAAGGATACTGGTATCAAGTCGGCTGTTGTTGGCCAATATCTTCCAATTATTAATCAGATGATTAACAAATATTTGGCAGATATGGACTTTTATCTGAGTTTTGAGCTTGATGCACAATTTAATGAAACTATTCGAGCTCGCGGCCGTGATGACATGACGTATCAGAATTTATCCCAAGGTGAGCGTCGACGCCTGGATTTGGCAATTATGTTTACTTGGCGATACATTGCTCAGATTCGTAATAGCTGTGGTTGTAGTAATATCTTCATTGATGAAATTCTTGACAGCTCGTTGGATCAGGCAGGCATTGAAGCGGTAATGAAACTGTTTCGAAGCTTTACAGATAGCAATATTATTGTTATCAGCCATCGTGAAAATGTGCAAGAAATGGAATTTGATAATATTATTACAATCGAAAAGCGTAACCAATTTAGTGTATTAAATCAGTGAACTAGATAATGATAGAACCACTATAGTTTCAAAATGCAGGTATTTGTTCTTTCGTGTAAATGGGTTGATCAATTTTGTAGTGGGGCAGACCCACAAGGTCGTTTTGAAGATATTAAAAAGGTTGATGATAAGTCAATGTCAAAACTGATCTCTTGTGATGTTGTAGCTAAAACGTCATTAACACTCAATAATCAACAATATGTCGTGTATTATGATGTTGAAGCTGCAAACAAAGGATTGCCAAATAGCGTCGTGCGAAGTGATGATGGTATGGGTTTGTTTGGCACCATTGTTCTGGTACAAAATGAAGGTGATGTCTCTGTGTCAATGGACGAACAACATCAGTACCCACTTCGTTCTGTGTTTGGCCTTCTAGAAGAGTCACACTAAGTGAACTGCCACAGATGCTTAAGCATCTGTGGCTTGCACTCACAGCTGTGATGATCAAAAAAGGACCTTAAAGGTCCTTTTTTTGTGGATCATATATGGTGGGTTGTCTTTTGTCTCCAGTTGCTGTATTGTTTCACCTTGAAAATTTCATTCTTTTAATAGCTCATGTATGTCTAGTGTATGAAAAAAATGACAACAATCGGATTCTTGGGAGCTTTTGATAATAGACGTTGGCCTCTTTTCAAACAACCGACTGAGATGGTTCTTGATTGGATGTTTGTTCATAGACAGAATATTAATGTATTGGTTGAGTATAAAAGTCTTCCGTGGTATCGATTGAATTGTAGAATTACTGCACACCAAACGGACATATGCGGAATTGATTATATTCCTTGGAGAGGGTGGAATGGAATTTTTCCAAAACAGCAAGGATGTCGCCAAATAGAAGCAGCGTTGGTTGATTATCATCTGATTGATAGATTGGTCAGTGATGGTCATGATTACCTTCGCCACGTGAAGAGAGGAACTCTTCGTGAAGTAGGAAGCATCGATAGCGTGATTAAAAATAGTGAATATATTATTTTTTGCGATATCAAATATGGTCGGCGATGGAGTCTTATACGAGACATTTGTCGATTAAGACACATACCTCTATATGATGTAGATGAAATTAGTGAAGTTATTAAAGGATCCAATAATGAAGCAAGTTACACTTGATATTCAAATGACAGTTCGTGAAGATCAGGTTGTTGAAGTGGCACGATTGTTGAATTGGATGCAACTTTGTGGTGGAATTGGTCACTCTTCGAATGTTAGTGTTTTCATTGATGGTGATGGTAGTTTTCGACCAAAGATTACAATTAATGGAGCTCCGTGTGGTGAATTTCTCGGCGAAGATGCACTAGTATATGATCAAGTTGATCGAATTAAACATGACACTTCTGTAGAGTTGGAATTCGATTTGGGGTAATCCGTCCATCTAAGTAAGTTGTATTTTTGTCTAGATGTACGGATAATAATCATGTATTCAAACATCAACGTGTAGTGGGAAATATGTTAAGTAAGGTTTTTGTTGGGTTTTGTTTGTTTGCTGCTCTTTGTGGTAATGCATTCGCCGATTATGAACAGCAACTAACATGTCTAGCCGACAATGCTTATTTTGAAGCTCGTGGGGAAGGTAAAGCGGGTTGGCAAGCGGTGACCAATGTGGTGTTTAATCGGATGGACAATAATAAATTTCCTAATACCGCTTGCGAGGTTGTGAAACAGCGACGAGGCTCAATCTGTCAGTTTAGTTGGGTTTGTAGCGAACTGAATCAAAAAACCAATCACCGACAGACAAAATTATATCGCCAAATTCGAACTGCAGTTCACCACATGTACCGCGATCGTGATGCAGTAATTGATAACACAGAAGGTGCTTTGTTTTATCATTCTACCAAAGTCAGTAAGCGTGCTATGGGCCTCCGAGCGAAGATCGTCAAAACGTCAATTGTCGGTAAGCATCATTTCTACAAAACGTTGTGAAATTAAAAAGCCAGCAATGCTGGCTTTTTTGTTGTCTTTTTAAATTCGTTGTTATATAATTTGGTATTATACCAAACCTTAGGGGTTCAAATATGGCAATTCTTGTTGACCTTTCGCAAGTCGTGTTAGGTTCATGTTATGCTTTTAAAGATGAGCTGCATGTTGATCGCACTAGTGCGGATAAAACTGAAGCTACGAATTTAATTCGACATGTGATTCTCAGCCAGTTGAAATATTACAATACACACTATAAACAACAATATGGTAAGCTGGTTGTGTGTTGTGATGGTCGTCATTATTGGCGCAAGGAGATTTTTCCTTACTACAAAGCAAATCGCAAAAAGGTTCGTGCTCAGTCAGATATGGATTGGCACCTAATTTTTGAAACCATGAATACTATGATTGACGATCTACGTCAAAATTTCATGTTTCCTGTAGTTCGTGTTGATCGAGCTGAGAGCGATGATGTAATCGCAACATTGTGCAAATATTATCAAACCAATGAAACTGGAGAGGATATTTTATTTGATGTAAAGCAGCCAGTACTGATTGTCAGTAGTGACAAAGACTTTGTTCAGTTGCATCAGTATGATAATGTCCATCAACTATCACCACGAACCAAAGCAATGGTGACTGATCCCAATCCAAAACTGTACATTGCACAAAAATGTATGACCGGTGACCGTGGAGATGGAATTCCAAATATTATGAGTGCTGATGATACGTATGTTAAGGAGCAACGTAGCAATAAGCTAACCTCAAAGAAGATTGATGCTCTTTTGGCTGAAGGTTATGACAATTGTCAAGATGAAACTATTAAAACACGTTGGATGCGCAATCGACGTTTAATTGATTTTGCATTTATTCCTGGCGAAATTCAGGATGAGATTGTCAGTACATATAAGTTACCAATTGAGGGAAATAAGGCGAAAATATTCAATTATTTTGTTAAGCATAATTGTAATATTCTTCTCAATGAAATTAACTGTTTTGTGAATTAAAGTATGAGTGAAATTAGAGATTTTAATAAGATGGTTTTGAGTGAGGTTTTACAAGCGATTAATGATGAACCATCTTTAATGGATAAGGGTCAACCATTTGCTTTTCAACCGCACAGTGCATTAGCAATTGTTTTTGCTCATGCATATATTCCAGCAGCAAAGTTTAAACTTCCTGATGGTGATCCTCCGTATAACAAAGAAGAGCGTAAGCCTGGGATGACGTCGAGTGATCTTCTTTATGCAATTCGACGTAATCGATTCTCGTATTTTGTAGACTCTACAATTGATCAGCGAAAGCGAGAGCAACTTTTCATCATGCTCCTTGAAACTGTATGTAATGATGAAGCTAAAGTTCTTCTTGCAATTAAAGACCAAAAGTTAGATCTTCTATATCCAAATTTGACGTACGACTTGCTTGAGCAATATGGATATTTGCCGACTCGTTCTGAACAGGAGAAAGCTGAAGCAAAGTCCAAAAGCGACATGGACGAGAAGGATGAAGTACCAGCTGAGTCTCAATCCCACGATACGGCGTCTAAAACACGCTCTAAGCCGAGCACAAAGCGCGGTACTAGTACTCGCACCACAAAGCATACGACGGCGCGTAAAACTAAAGAGAACGTGGCTGACACGCAATAATCCTAAGCGAGATTGTAGAAGACTGTGAACTGCCACGATGCTTTAGCATCTGTGGCTTTCATGCTTGGATCTCTGTAAAAGTGAGTGAAAGAAAATTTCCTCACTTTTTTTTGTTTGGCGGTTGCTTTTTTCTTTAGATTGTGTATAATATGAATTATCGAATGACCACATAGGAGAACAGCGATGCAGCGTGTTGAAGTCTACAAAGATCTTGTTTCTGGAATCACGAGAACGTATGATCAGTGGCTTGATGAAATGATTGATGTTTTTCAAGATGAGGGTTTTAATGAAACTGATGCTTTTCTTGAAGCGGTAGCGACTATTGCATCGTATGTTCGTGAAGGTGAATTTGTCTTGGTTTAACTTTTGAAGTAAAATATAATGGAACACCAGATTGTTGAAAGAGAAGAACATTATTGCTTTTGTAATAAGCGAACGCTTAGAAAGAAGCAATTTATTTTCTGTGTTATTGTTAATCGTGCTGGGTCACCAATCGCTTTTTCACACAACTCTTACAACAAAACAAATCCATTACAAGCTAAGTGGGCTGCCAGGTGTGGGTTGCCTGCTAAACAATTTGTACATGCTGAAGTAGCAGCAATTGCTAAACTTAGTCCGGCACAGCGTGAAAAGGCGTATGCAATTTATGTGTATCGTTTCGATCGCAGTGGGCGGCCAGCTAATGCTAAACCGTGTAAGATATGTCAGACTGTAATCAAAGAATGTACCAGTATTAAACATATCTACTACACAACCGAAAATGACAGTCTTGATATGAGCTATGAACGATATCAACGTTATTATAAGCGTCATGCTGATCAGTGGTGTGATGAAGATTGTCGTTAATTTGTAATAATCCTTTTGTAGGAAAAAATAAAATATGAAGTATTATAATGTCACCTTTACGTTTAATATTCCTGTCGCCGTAAAAGATGGTGATGATGCTGAAGTTGATGCTTATTATGCAGCGCGTGCTAAGTTCTCTGACTACAATGTTAATGAGTCTCAGATTAAGTGCAATGAAGTGAGTGAATCTCAGTATCGTGTAGCTGCAGACACCGAAGCTAAACTTCATGGGAAGAAGTAATGACGACAGAGAATCCAATTCAACATGTATTCAAAGATCCTATAGACTTTTCAATGTATATTGAAGAAAAGGCGAAGGAAAATGATCAGACGTGTTTAGAAACGCTGATCGAGTTTTTGGAAGATAAGGAAATCGAGATTGAAAAGATTAAAAATCATCTTTCTCAATCCCTTCAAGATAAGATCCGACAAGATTTCGTTGATCTTGGTATGATTCGTGCAAACACAACACTGAACGAATTCTTTGAATGAGTGTGTAAGTTGTAGCACAATAAGCCAGCGACAAGCTGGCTTATTTTTTGTGTGTTGTCTTTTGTCTTTTTTGTTGGTATAATAACGGTACTGGTTAATTCTAAGGAGCAATTCAAATGGCAAAGGTTATTATTAATCATGGCGAAGCTAGCACGGTGCTGACAGTATCGGAACCTAATCTACAGTTTGTACACAGTGCAATTTCATTCCATGATCGTCGAGATCGTCGTATTGATGATATCAGTCACAATTTCCTCGCACTTCAACATAACTTCGAAGTTGGTGTCGAGTATTTGCATTACATGCAGGACCTTGTTGGTCTTTTTGAAAAACTGATGCCTGGTCAGATTGTTGGAACGACAATGCATCGCCAAGATAATATTGTCATTTATTGCACCATCGATTGTAATGATGATGAAAAAGATATTATATACACACTTTCAATGCAGCCAACGATTGATGGAATTCCTGTTGACAACGATCTAGCATGGTTGCATTTCAACGTTAATGCTTCATCGCTTCAACAGTGCTATTTGGATGCTTATGATTATTTGAATGCAGCAAAGGAACGATCGGTAGCAATCGTTGAGCTTCTGGATCGTGTGTTTCAGCAAGTATATGATGATGACATGTGCACTAGCCAGACAATCGAAATTCAGGAGTAATAATGTCAACCGCTCGAGTACGTACAATTGTTCATGACAATTACATTACATTTTCTGCTGCAATTGAAGAAGAGGATTTCAATTATGCAACCGTTGGTCTGGGTCTAAATCATCTTGATCGATGCCGGTGCATTAAGGAAAATCTCAATGCTGAGTGTCGACAGCATCTTCAACAGTATATGCACAGCCAGTGTCTCGTTAACACGATCGATGATTGGCTGAATAATAACCCCGATATTCAATCGTTGAATGAAAACCTTCAGATTTTCATTCCCACAGGAGAAGGGACTCAACTACAGCTGGATATTATTGATGATTTTGATCATGACACTCGATACTTGAGTTTTCAATCTCTTGTACATGGATACAAGATCGATGCTCCGTTAGTTTTTCAGATGTTTCAGTTTGACGTCACTGTTGACTTTGTGAAGACTTGCGTAGACAATATTGTCGATCATCACATTCCAGATCAGCAAAGAAAGATGGATATTTTCTTTGCTCTGGTTGATCAACTCTCCGAACAAGATTTGCAACTAACTAATATACTATCGATTGAATGTTAGGTTTTGATGCTTTTAAGTTGTGGGTGGCAATGAAGCAACACTTCACAACGAAGAATTTTGATATATTTCAAAACAAGGGAAGAATGAAAGGTAAATACGAAACGTTTCTTGCTCGCTCTGATAGCCCTATTATTGAATATGTTGCGTCAAAGTTCGAGATTCGTGATTTCGTTTATTACCTTGCTAGTAACTTCATATACGGCAATGAACAATGTATATGGGAATTTGGGCAAGGCGCTGCCAACTACAATTTGTTTATTGCCCGTAAAAAAGTTTTAGGTAATGTTGTTGCCAATGACTTTAAATCGTTGGATAATATGAACACTGCTTACAACGATGGAATCGGAGTTATAAGAGCGTTAACACGAAATCAAATAACAATTGAAACCGTAAGTGTAATCAATCAAGTTATAAACCTAACTGACCAGTTGCGACCGCTGCCAGTAGGAAAAATGGTCGAACCACTACTGATGAGAATTGATAAGTCGAAAGGATTTATCAAGGTGCCATCAGGTGTAGAAAAATACATTTTAACAAATATTACTTTTTAAAGAATAGACAAATATGAAACTCGATATTTCCAAGCTCAAGAAGATTTCCTCCTCCACCCTTTCTACGCTTGCTACGAAGGAAGCAAAGAATAATTATGTTGATGATCGCTTTTGGAAGCCTGAGCTCGATAATGCTGGTAATGGCCGAGCTGTGATTCGAATTCTGCCTTCCATTCGTGAAGGTGAACTTCCTTGGGCTGAACAGTGGTCTTATGCTATTAAGGGACCAGCTGGTTGGTATATTGAAACCAGTCTTCGCACAATCAATAAGCCTGACCCGATGGCTGAGTATATTGCTTCTCGTTGGAAGCAAGCGATCACTGAAGCTGACAAGCAGACGCTTCGTTCTGCAGGGCTTTCCAAGGCTCGTCATCAGTATATTGCAAACATTCTCGTTGTCAATGATCCTGCACATCCTGAGAACAATGGCAAGGTGTTTCTCTGGCGTTTTGGTCAGAAGATCTTTGAGATGATCACTGATAAAGCCAAGCCTGATGCATTTGACGAAACACAGGGTAATATCAATGTTGCCGATTGGGAT